GCAGTGGATAAAAGGTGAACGGATACGGCCGCTGCAGGAACCTCGGCGCATTACCGACTGCAAGTATGCCGACGGCTGGAACACCTTCGTGGGCATAGACTTCAGCCTGGGCGATGACCTATTCGCCGTGGTATATCTGGCCGTGGACTATCGGCCGAGCCCTCAGATGGCTGGGCGCTTCTTCGCTGACTGCGACTGCTGGGTGCTCGAGGAGACCATGAAGCAGAGCCCGAACCGCCCGCTCTATGAGCAGTGGGTGAAGGATGGGTGGCTGCACGTCTGCCCGGGCGAGGTGTTTGACTCCATGTATGCTGTGAACAGGATTGCCGAGGTGAGCCAGGCGGGCATCAACATCGTGAGCATCGGGTATGATCCTGCGCAGAGCATCCAACCGGTGAACCAGCTGAAGGCATGGCTGCAGACGCTGTTCCAGCGTGGGGATATGAGCCCCAAGGACCTGTCGGACATCATCCAGCGCATGGTGGTACCTGTAAGCCAGAGTGCCATGACGCAGAACCCGCGCATCGCAGAGCTCGAGCACATGATTCTCGAGAAAGATGCCTGGCTGCATTTCTCCGCCAACCCCCTTTGGCCGTGGTGCTTTGGCAACGCTGCAGCTGAGATAGGCAACAGCGACCTGCGCCGCATCATCAAGGGAGGACCACAGCCCACGCACAAGATTGACGTGGTGCATGCCTTGCTCGATGCGCTCTACTGCTTCGATGCAAGTGAGGGGCGGATAGAGGGATGATGAGAGAGGGCCGGCATACAATGCCGGCATAAGGAACGGAACAATGAACCACTAAAACAAAGAACTATGAGAAAGAACGAAGAGGCGGCAGTGGTTCGACTGCTGCGCAAGATGAATGAGATGCAACGGCAAATTCAAAAGCCGACCGACGACGACGGCGCCACCGATCAGGAAATCCTGACGCTCATCAGGCTGTTCTGGGAATACACACCAAACGCACGTTACCCCCTGCCATTGGCGACCGTGTTGGAGCCGCTGGTGGGATGGCTCAGAGGCCTTGAGTACGGCTATTGCTACATCAGCCGCGAGGATGTTGCACGGATAATCCGCAAGGCGAGTCGCTACAAAAACATCATTTCACCCGTAATACTCAATGCAACGGCGCCGGAGATGACAGACCTGCAGCTCTATGAGGATGGGAGATGGAACTACAGGGAGACGCCGCTTGTCGAACTGCTGTTCCAGCTGTGCCTGACGTCGAACTTTGACAAAGATGGAGAAAGGATTTCAAGATGAATAACCTACCAAGAAGAAGCATCTGGGGCATCCTGAACGAGGAGAAGCTGATGCAGATGGACGATGAGGCGCGCAAGGCGTTCATCGTGGAGCGTGTGAAGGTGTTTGCCTTCGACGGCAAACTGCCGGCGAACCGATGCGAGGTGACTGTCGACTACACAGTCCTCGACAAGAGCTACAGTCACCGCGGACACCTGATAGCTGTCCTCGTGTTCACGCCCACGGACGGCGAGCCTGATGTCAGCTTCGTTGACTTCAGTTACAAAGAGTAATACCACAACGGCATAATGCCGGTATAATGCAAGCAGGAAACACCTGCCCAAGAAGTAATAATGCTTAATAGTAACACTATGGCAAAACAAAAAAACTTAAAGGCCGACAGGCCGATGTTCAATGGTCGGATATTATTCGACGGGAACATCACAGTGAAGCTCCTGACCGGAGAAGTGAAAACCCTGCGCACCGACCTCTGTGGAGGCGGGCTGCGAAGTGCAGATCCTAACAAGGAGCTGCTAATCCTGACGAAGTTCTTCTCGGACTACGACGAGATCCACACCGGTTACATTGTCAGGATGAAGCAGTACGACAGCATGGAGAGCCCATGCTTCGGGCTGAAGCATGAACCAGACGCAGACAGCTGGACCGTCATCAACTACCGCGACGTGATAGCCTGGGGCTATGCCGACGGCGGTCTGAACGATCCAACACTCTTCTACTCGTGCCAGTCGACAGTAGCTGAGGAGCTCGAGCGTGAGCGCAGACGTGCAGCGAAGGGCATGAAGACTCATGCCGAGAAACTGGCAGAGATGGCAGAACTGGAAGAGGAGGAGCTCGACGACATTGAACGCTGCTGCGTGAAGCTACGCGTCGATGGTGACGACATCCAGTGCTCAGCTCACCTGCCCAAGGGTGACGTGGCTGTAGATCCTGAGACTAAGCAAGCCAAAGGACTGCTGCATGACTGTGCCTGGAACTTCGACATCTTCCGCAAGGCTCATCCTGAGGTAACGGAAATCCACTACTACACCGACGAGGAGTTATTGATGGAAGAATGAACCAGCGAGAGGGGTGCCGACAGGTGCCCCTCTCTTAATTACTCGTCAAACACTCAACAATAACTCGTCAATGCCAGGAACTATGAAGAAGAGAGAACCGATACAACTGGAGCTTCCCTTTGTGGCGCCGAAAGACAATGAGGCGCTGCATAAGTGGCGAGCATCAAAGGAGCGACACCCTGACGCCATGGCACTCGTCCGTGGCGACGACTTCTACTCAACTTTTAACAGCGATGCCGAGATTGTGGCGAAGGTGCTCAAGGAGGAGCTCTTCGATCGTGGCAACTACCTCGAGACAATCTTCAGCACTTGGGACTTGGACACAGTGCTACCCGCCCTCATCAGGAAGGGACACCGGGTGGCGATAGTTTAATTTCCGACAAAATATATTGATATGAGAGTATATATCAGTGGCCCCATCAGTGGGTTGGAACGCGTGGCATATATGGCGATATTCGCCAAGGCCGAAGAGCTTCTGAAGGCTTTAGGGTACACAGTGCTGAACCCCACGAAGCTGCTCCCGTGCCGGTGGCCGTGGCTCTACAAGATCCTCGGCTATCGGCTGACATTATTGTATGACCTCTGGGTGATGCGCACGTGCCACTTCATCTACAAGATTCCCGGCTGGCGGGAGTCGCCTGGCGCCAACGTGGAAAGCTGCTGGGCCTTCCACACCGGGATGTGGTCTCTGCCCAAGAAAGCGCGCGAGGACATTGACTTGAAGATGGCGAAGTTCATCTATAAGATTGAGGGTAAGACTGCAGCACCATAACGAGCGGATGATGATGAGAAACAATTACATCTACAGTGGAGAGCCTGGTAGCCCACATGAGGGGCTGCTGTGGCTCATCCTGATGTCCGCTCTTGCTATTACTCTGGGCATGATGCTGGCCGGCTGCAAGACGACGGAGTATGTGCCTGTCGTGGAACATCGCACCGACACTGTGCAGATTACTAAGCACCAGCGAGACAGTATATGGTTGCACGACAGCGTGCATGTGCATGAGTATATGCGCGGCGACACTATATACTTGGCTGTAGACAAATGGCACACCAAATACATCGGCCGCTCTACGCATGACACGATCTACGTGGCCACGCATGACTCCATCCCTGTGCCTTACCCAAAAGAGGTGGAGGTGGAGAAACCGTTGACGCGATGGCAGCAGATGAGGATGCACATGGGCGACCTGCTGCTGGCGTTGCTGGCAGTAGCCATAGTCAGGCGTGCGAAGAGAATGATACATTAATGCCGGGAGGCATGAGCGAACCTGCGAAGGTCAGCATATAGTTGTTAGGTAAGATTAATTAAGTTTGATTATTTGTGAGCGCCCTCGAGTCGCCATTGGCGACCCGAGGGCTTGTTCGTTGGTAATACCCAGGTAGGATAATAGCGTATAATATATATACACTACCAATGGAAATGCCAATCGATTCAATAATTGGACTGGTCACGATGCTGCTTGGAGGTGGCAGTCTCGGAGCCTTCTTCACATGGCGCTGGCAACGCATGCGCGTTAAGGCGGAGGCAGAGAGCGCATCCGCAGCGGCCACGCAACAAGTGCAAGACGTTTATCAACAGCTCATCACGGACATCAAGAGTGACCGCGACGAGCAGAAGGCGTATATCCAGGAACTCAAGGACGACCGCCGACATCTGCGGGCTGACCGCGAAGATCTGCGCCGACGACAGGACGAACTGGAAGAGAGCGTGCGCGGATTACAGCGTGACGTGGCGCGAAACAATAGGCTCGTTGAGGCTATGCGCCCTTTTCTGTGCGGAAGGGAAAACTGTGCCATCCGACTGCCCGTGACCGTATCGCCCGACGGGGAAGTTAGAGAGAAAAAGGAGAAAAAAAGACAAAAAAAGGAGGAAAGCAATGAGGAGCAGTAGCACATTGATTGCATTTATTAAGAAGATGGAGAGCTGTCAGCTGTCGGCATATAAAGATGTCGCAGGCGTCTGGACTATAGGCTATGGCCACACCAAAGGTGTCAAGCCAGGCGACCGCATCACCCAGTTCCAGGCTGAGCAGTTCCTCAAGGACGACCTGGCTACCTTCGAGGCCATCGCTTCGCGGGTGCGCAACGTAGCCACCCAGGGGCGCTTCGACGCCGTGGTTGACTTCCTGTATAACTGTGGGCCCGGACATTTCAACAGCTCAACGCTGAAGAAGTACATCGAAGGCGCCCGCAAGACATGGGAGATCCAGGAGCAGTTCCTGCGCTGGGTGAACAGTGGCGGCAAGAAGCAGGGCGGACTGGTAAGCCGAAGGATATGGGAGGCTGCCAGGTTTGCGGAATAAGTAAACGCCGTGAGGCGGATACGTTTTTACTCATGATGGTAATCAGGCCCCGGGGATGTCAAGCGTGACACCTCGGGGCTTTTATTTTGCCGTTTTGTAATCTC